AGGCGAAGTTCCGCAAGATTTCCTGAATTCACCCGGCATCTCGCCGGAGGACGCGGCAAGCATCCCGCTTCCCGTCTCCACCGCCTGCTTTCGAGTGGGCCTTTCGACGTTGCTCACATGGAGATAGATCATGAGCAAGGAACTGCTTGAGAAGCGGGAAAAGCTCGTTGCCGATGCCCGCTCGGCACTGGACGAAATCAAGAAAAACACCGACGAGGCGCGCGCTACCGAGCTCGAAAAGCGTCATGACGACATCATGGCCGAGTTCGACAAGGTGGACGCGCAGATCGCGCGCGAAAAACGCATGGCCGATGCTCAGAAGCGTATCGACGACGCCGCGGCCGAGGAGCGTGCCCGTAATCGTCCGATCTCCGGAGGTGAAGGTCGCGGGCAGGACGACGGTGATCAGGTCACCTATCGTTCCGCTTTCCATCGCTACGTCGCCGTCGCCGGCGACATGTCTGCCCTCAGTGATGAGGAGCGTTCGGCGCTGCGGGCTGGCGTTGCACCAAAGGAAGCTCGCGCTCAGACTGCCGGAACTCCCGCTGCTGGCGGCTACACAGTACCCACCGAACTCAGCGACCAGATCATCATCTCGATGAAGGCCTGGGGACCGATGTATGATGAGAATATCTGCACGGTCATGAACACATCGGCTGGCAACCCCATCGACATGCCGACCGTGGACGATACCGGTGTTCCGGTTGCCAAGCATACCGAAGCCGGTGCAGTCACCGACGATGGTGGTTCGGACGCTACCTTCGGGAAGAAGACGCTCAGTGCCTATGCCTATGACACCGAATGGGTGAAGTTCTCCTGGGAGCTGGCACAGGATTCGATCTTCAACTTTGAAACCCTGCTGGGCGATCTGCTGGGACAGCGTCTCGGCCGCCGCGCCAACACCGAACTGACTACGGGCGATGCCAGTGGCGATCCCGAGGGCATCGTCACTGGCTCTACGCTGGGCAAGACGGCGGCGGCAACTGCGGCTATCACCTGGGACGAGATCATTGATCTCGAACACTCGGTTGACCCGGCATATCGTGCCTCTCCGAAGGCCCGATACATGTTCAACGACACTACCCTGTCGGCCGTCCGTAAACTGAAGGACGGAAACGGCAACTACCTGTGGCAGGCTGGCGACGTACAGAAGGGCGTACCCGCGAGCTTCAACGGCCGGGCTTACAGTATCAACCAGGCGATGGATTCACTCGGCGCGGCCAAGAAGGTCATGCTGTTCGGCGACTTCGGCAAGTATTTCGTCCGCAAAGTCGGCGGCATCGTGATGTTCGTCGCTCGCGAGCGCTTCGCTCCCGATATCGGCCTGCTCGGTCTCATTCGCCTCGACGGTAAACTGGGTGATACCGCAGCCGTCAAGCACCTCATCACCGCCGCTTCGTAAGTTCGGCTTTGCAAGGCGGGCCGCTCGGGTGGCCCGCTATCAAAACCGAAGGAGACGACAATGAAATCCATGAGAATTCGGATGCTTCAAAGCATTGCTGGCCAAGGCTTCGCCCTTTCTGGCGGCGACATTACGGACCGATTCCCAGAGAAAGAAGCCAAACGGCTTGTGAGCGCCGGAATGGCCGAGGTCGCTCCTCCCGAACCCGTGAAAAAGCCGGAAACGAAAAAGGAGTGGGATGACGAGCGGGCAGCATTGCTTGCTGAAAACGCCGACCTCACTGCTGAAAATGAAGCTCTTAAGGTTCGCGAAGCGGAGTTGATCGGGCAGATTGAGGTCTTGTCGGCATTTAAGATTTCTGTGGTTGCTGCACTCGGCACAGAGCCAGTTTCAACGGAAACGACGGTCGTCGCACAAGCTCCGGAAGTGCGTGGCTGACCGTGTGGTATGCGTCGAAAATCTCTGCCGCACCAATCGCGGAGCCGGTAACGCTCGATCAGGCGAAACAGCAATGCCGCGTCGATGGTTCGGATGACGATGCTGTGCTGGAGCGGTTGATCAAGGCTGCTCGCTCGCATGTCGAGAAATACTGCAATGCTCGCTGGGCCGAGCAGACGATCGTCTGCGAATGTGGAGCGTTTTCAGATTTTGCGCGGCTGCCCGAAGGTCCATTGAAGTCGGTTACGTCCGTTGTATACATCGATCCGGCAGGTGAGACGCAGACGCTCGATGTAGGCGTTTACGAGGCCCATAAGGACGGTCTGGAACCATCGATAGCGCTCAAGCCAGGGCAGTCATGGCCGGCGATCCAAGCCGGCACCCGTGTTGTGTTGACGGCGATCTTTGGCGGTGCCGTGCCAGAATGCGTCCAGCACGCCATGCTTGTATTTGTCGATAATGCCTATCATCAGCGCGAGAACGCCAAGTACGACGACTGGACCGTTCTGGACGTGCTGCTGTGCAATGACAGGCGTGGCGTCTGATGACGGGCGCTGGTGATCTCGACCGCCGCATTACCATCGAGCGGTTCACTTCGACTCGAAACGAGTTCAACGAACCGGTTCAGGCGTGGGCAACCCTTGTTACGGTGTGGGCGCAGCGGAAGGACAGTTCCGACCTGACCAAAGTCGAGTATCTCGGAGCGGACCAGGTCAGCGCTTTTCATATGAGTCGCTTCATCATCCGCTCGTCTTCGGTGACGAAGACCGTCACGCCTGTCGATCGCATCAACTACGACGGTCATATCTGGAACATCAAAGGCGCCAAGGAAACCGCCGAAGGCCGCAACCGTTTCATCGAAATCACTGCGGTGAGGGCGAGCAATGGCTAAGGGCTTTTCGGTCAAAGTCGAAGGGCTGAATGAACTGGAGCAGGCGCTGCGACAGTTGCCGAAGGCCAATGCCAAAGCGGTACTGCGACGGACATTGAAGGAGGCCGGCGAACCTGTCGCAAAAACAGCCCGTTCGCTCGCACCTCACGAATTGGGCTATCTGCGCGAGAGCATCGATGTGAGCCCAAAACTTTCTAGCAGGCAGACGAGATTGCGCCACAAGGAATCTCCAGTCGAAATGTATATCGGCCCTGGGACGGATCCCGCTGGACATTTGCAGGAATTCGGCACCGGGCCGGGGCATCATGCACAGCCATTCCTTCGTCCGGCTTGGGACCAGCACAAAAATGAGGTTCTCGACACCATCGCCAACAGGACCTGGCTGGAAATCGAGAAGACTGCCGCTCGCCTGGCGAGGAAATCCGCAAAGGGTAAATAGGCCATGGAAGAACAGCTTGTGGCCCTGCTACTCAATGCAGCGGGGGCAACCTCGTTGTTGTCTGATCGCATTCATTGGGGAACCGCGCCGCAGGGGACGCTTGCCCCATATGCAGTTCTGCAGCGCATCGACGGCGCGCGCGATTATCATATGCAGGGCGCTTCGGGTTACGTCGCCAGTCGCGTCCAAATCGATATCTACGGCGAGAAATACACCGTCACGAAGAAGGCGGCCAGGGCGGTGATAGCTGCCCTATCGGGGCGTAGGGGCGGAATCTTCCAAGGCATCTTCCTCGATGGTGAAAGAGACCTTCCCGCTGCGGACGCGGGCGAGGTGACGAACCTGTTCCGCACTTCCCTTGACTTCATGGTTCATCACAAGGAGACCTAAGATGGCCGAAACGCAAGCCAGCATTGGCTATGGTTCGTTTTTCCATATCAGCCGCGACAGCGAGGTGACATGGCTCGCGCTTGCCGAAGTGTTCGACATCACGCCGCCGAATGACACGGTCGATGAGGTTGACGCCACGCATATGCAGTCGCCGAACCGCACGCGCGAGTTCACCCCCGGTCTGATTGATCCCGGTGAAGCGAGCTTCGAAATGAACTTCGTGCCTGGCTCGGCATCCGATCTTTTGATTGCCGAGATCAAGGCGGGCGGCGAGCGGGTCAAATGCCGGGTGACCTATCCCAATGGCGTGACATGGAAGTTTTCCGGCTGGGTGTCTGGCTACGAACCTGCGGTTCCGACCGACGACAAGATGACCGCGACTGTAACATGGCGCGTCACAGGCCCAACCGTCTCGACGCCGGCTGCCGCTCCGGTCAATTCAGTGCTTCCGGCAATTTCCGGCATCGCGCAAGATGGCGAGGAACTGACGGCATGGGAAGGCGTCTGGTCCGGATCGCCGACCTTCACCTACCAGTGGGAAGCCGATGGGACGCCGGTCCCCGGCGCGACGGCAAAGACCTTCACGCCTGCGACCGGCAATGTCGGCGATGTCATCACCGTGGTCGTTAAAGGCACGAACGCCGCCGGTAATGCGTCGGCCGAGAGTGTCGGCACAGCTGTCGTCATCGCGGCATAGGTGATCCATGTCCAATCCGCATCGTGGCTCGATCGCCCTGCAGGCGGGCGACCGGGCCTATACTCTGTCTTTTTCGGTCAACGCCATCTGCGAGCTCGAGGCGGAACTCGACAAGCCGGTGACAGAGATCATCGCCGGCATTCAGGATCCGAAGCAGCTCAGGCTTTCTTCCGTAAGGGCGCTGGTCTGGGCTGCACTTCGTGACCACCACGAAGACGTCACCATCAAGGATGCCGGCCGGATCACGACCGATGCCGGGATACAGGAGGCT